AATCTTCAAGCCAACCAAATTCTGGATTTCCACAGGATGCTTTTCGCATTCCTGTTCCAGTCCAAGCCTTACCATCGTATACCTTACCAACCTGAGTCAATAAAGTAGTTAATGGATGCTTGGCAGGTTCCAAAAGATGTATCTTATCTACAACATCTAACTTTAACTTACCTTCAGCTTTTGATACAGCGGTAGTACGTGCAGCAGTAACAAGCGAACCACGATCATGGGTAGGTTCACTGTGATATGGATATTCTGCCATATATTTAACAATTTAGTTATTTTTTAAATGTGCGTTACGAATACCCACAAACAAAATTTAAAAAACATTAGGATTTGCTTTATCAGCAATCAACTCATCAACTAACTTCTTATCTTCAATAACACCAGCTGTTTGAGAACCACCGCCAGCAGCATTGCCAGCAATATCTTTGCCAGCTTCACCATCAGCTTCGGTAGCATCTTTAGCAACTTTATCAGCCAAGACTTGACCCTTAACCACATCATAAGCAATTTTAATATCATACTGAGTTGGATTCTTACCAAACCATTTTTGGATATCCTCTGCATAATCAGCATAATCAGGAGTCTTTTCAATAAAAGCAGTTAATTGACGCTCAAACTTATCAGATTCAGCATCTTCTTTGACACTATTTAAACCTTTATCAAATTCTTTTTTTGCTTCACTAACACCTTCTTTCACCTTTTCTGAAACCATATTTTCGATATCCTCAGGAGAAGTTTTATCATATTCCTTTTTACCTAATTGTTCTTTAACTTTTTTATGAGCTTCGGTAACAGTTTCGGCTTCTTTAGTAGAAACCTTTCCTTTCAAAACAGACTCGACTAACTCGGGAGTAATTTTATTAGCCATTATAGCTTTCACTAAATCAGGCTGTTCATCAACTTTATCAAGGAAAGGAGAAATTTTTTCATAAAAATCTCTATACTCTCCCAATTCGTTCCCTTGTTCGCCAAGTTTCTCTTCTAAATTTTCATATTGAGATATAGGCACCATTTCCTCTTTAGCTTCAGCGTCTTTAGCGCCTTTATCATCTTTGTCTTTATCATCTTCTTTACTTTTTTCATCTTTGGGCGGTGTTGTTGCCGCTGATTCCCCTGTTTCTCCGCCTAGATTAGGATCAGCCTCTTTTTGAATAAGATTATCAGGGCTACCCGCTTTGTTTGCTTCATTTTCAGGAGCAATTGCGGACCCATTTTTGTTTTCTTCTGGCATAAATTTATTTCATAATTAATTATTAAAATCAATAATTTTAAAAGACCTTAAGGTTTCCTTCAAAATTATTCTTCATCATTTGTTTCCTCTTCCTCTTGTTCTTCTTGTTCTTCTTGTTCTTCTTGTTCTTCTTGTTCTTCTTGTTCTTGCTTCGACTTTCTTTTAAAAAGCTTTTGAGCCATTTTAGACAAATCAACCCCTTCTTTAACTTCATTTTTCTTTTTACCCAATTTTTTGATGGCTTCAGAAACTTTTTTAGCTTGAGAAGAAGGACGTTTTACTTTTTTTAAATTCATAATTATATATTATTCTTTATTTACTAATTTCTTTTTAAACCAAATGATTCAGATCCAGTTAAACTGCTTAATCTTTCTCTTACTGTTTGTCTTTTTCTTTTTCGCTGTTTTGAATTATCAATAGTCCTTCCACCAGGGTCTGATCTAGTTGGTATTGGTGATTCTGGTGGTCTTCTTGTTATTGGTTGTAGTATTTTTGGTAAACCTGGTCTTCTACTAGCCTTACTAGCCTTTAATAATTCTGCTTTACTTGCTAGAGTTTTGTTTGAAACTCTTGGTGGAAGTTTTTTAACAGCAGCAGATAAAGAGAAGTCTGATTCTCCTCCTAATCTTCTTGTTATTGGTTGTAGTATTTTTGGTAAACCTGGTCTTCTACTAGCCTTACTAGCCTTTAATAATTCTGCTTTACTTGCTAGAGTTTTGTTTGAAACTCTTGGTGGAAGTTTTTTAACAGCAGCAGATAAAGAGAAGTCTGATTCTCCTCCTAATCTTCTTGTTTGTTTTGCTCCTATTAAAGCAGGTTGTGATAGTTTTACCCTATCCCTAACTAATTGTCGTTTTCTATCTTTTAATGCCATATATTTATTATTTAAACATTATCTATATTTGATTAGCAAACCTTCGTTTTTTAGGAAAATCATCTAAAGTACCATATAGTTTTTTATGACGAATTCGTCTTTCAGCATCTGTTCTCGGATTGCCAGCTCTACGATTACCAGTACCAACTCCGTCTAAAACTTTATTAAGAACTCTTCTTTTTTTTCTCCTACCCATACCAACTTTAAGCCTGCCTTCACCTAATGAATCAGCAGTAGTTTTAACACCAAGTGTATGAAGTGGTTCATTATTTGTCATATATTTATTACTTAATTATACCAATCTTATTAATTTGAATATCAAATGTTTCTCTAGAATCACTATTAATATTTTCATCCACTGAATGAGATATAACTTTTCCCTTAATAACTAAAGTAATACCATCATGCACATCACTTCCCTTTAACTCTGGAGCTTGTTTTACATTCAAATAAAGCGATGGATAATTAATGCGAGATTTACTTGCCATCTCAGGCATATCTTCTATTTTATTACGTTTTATCCCAGCATCATGCATTTTTATTTTGCCCAATACATTGTCAAGAATTTTTCTTTTTTCTTTGTTATTTGGCATATATTTAACTTATTTTTCAGCTTTTTTCTTTCTCTTATGTAATGTTTTTCCCATTATAGAAGAAAAACAAACAGCATAGGGATTCACATTATCTCCACTTGCTTTTACTTTAGCAACACAACGTTCCATCTTACTTTCTTTAGATTTTGAAACTCCTGGATAAGGCATGTGTTTATATTACTTAATTATTATAACACAAGTATCAATCTATTGTTTATCATTCTCATTTTCTTCTGCTTTTTTTCTATCTTTTTTAATTACTTCAATAGCATCTGACAAATCATTTAAACTCTGTAAATTTCCTTGATATCTGGCTACCAAAGTGGGTTCTTTAAATGGATCAACGCTTGCTATTCCATCCCTTACATATATTCTTCTGCCTTCAAAATAACTCATAATTGCTGGCCAATAGACAGAATAAGACAATTCAACCAATAAATCTTCCATAATATCTTTAGTCATTTCTCCTATTGGAATGATTACTCTCTCTTCTTTTTTTTCTTCTTTTTTTTCTTCTTTTTTTAGTTTTGTTTCTTTTTTCATAATTTTTTATTTATTATTTATCTCTAATTTTTAGCTTCTTCCTTTTGTTTTTTAAGTATTTTTTTCAATCGATGTATTTCTTTAGCTTTCATTTCGGCAAATGCCTGTTTTCCAATTCCTCCTTTAACACTTTCAACACCATATTTTTTCTTTGTATTTTCATGTGCTTTTTTGGAAATTAATTTTTCCTTTCTAGTCCAATCTCTTACTGCATAATATCCCCTTTGGGGAAGAACCATTTTAGAACTAGTAACATCTTTAGCTTTTTTTAAAAAACGTTTTACCCAACTATTCTTTGTTTTAGAGGTTGCCATATTTTTCTAGTTATTTATCTTTGAATATTTTTTGATTGTTGATTCAACTGCGCTTCAATTCCATTAGGTGCTTTTTGAGATATATTAGTATTAATTTTTCCACCACGATTCATCCCCCTTGGATTAGTAGTCTTAGGCGCAGGAATTCCTCTTGCCGTAGGTGGTGCTCCTGCCTGTAATAAATTAATCGGCATGCCAGCCTCTCCAAAAGGAGATGGAGTTCCAGCGCCAGCGCCAAGCATAGCCAAAGCTTCCTTAGCAATTTTATTTGGCACACCTTTTCCTCCAGTTGGCGGTACTCCAGCAGGCGGTATACCTCCTGGCATCATGCCTCCAGGTGGCATTTCTCCTGGCATCATTCCTGGCATTCCTTGCATTTGAGGTTCTTCTGTTCTTTTGATCGACTGAAGATCCCAATTCCAATCATGTAACATTTTAGCAGTAAGTTTCTCAGGATCAATAAATTCCATTTCAACCAATAACTGAAACAAATCCATATCTTGTTTTTTCTTAACATCATTCTGTCCAGCAATAGATGGAATCACTGTAGCCTTAATATCAAATTCACCTTTCAAATCATCCTTCTCAATTATCGGAAATTCTACAGTTCCATTTTCACCAGTAATCCTTATAATCATTTCCTTTGTCCAAAATTGACTATACATAGAAATCCAATAACGTAATACTTTACCATAACCTTCACCCAAATGATTAACATATAATCTAACACGTTCTAATGTTGATTCGCGCAAGTGTCTAGTTTCAGTCGCACTTCCAGATGATCCACCAATACCCATTGAAAAATCATCAACACCAGAACCATATCTCATGTCACTCTTTAATGATTCTTCTTCCTTATAAGCACTAGGCTTAATATCAGACATCTGAATTTCTCTGGCACCATTAGGATCGGTTGAATAAATTATACCAAATGGTCGAGTCACCAAATCTTTCTTATCAATATTCGCCAATGGATTAACCACCCACATTTTATGAATATTTAAAGTAGTGGCATCCAATCTCTGATTCTTAATCATATTAAGCATTATTTGAGGATTTTCCAAAATCATTGGAATGCCATAACCCTCAAACTCTCCAGGTATTCTCAAATAAGGAATTTCAATAAATGTTGTTTCCTTAAAATCATAAATCATAGGAATAAAACCGCCTTTTAAAATTGGTACCCCATTTACTATTACCGCATAAGCATCATCAAATGGACGAGTCCACTCAAAAACTTCATACATCTTTAAATCAGGATCAGCATTAGCTTGATAAGTTTCATTTGTCAATCCCGTCACACTACTTTTATAATCAGCTCCTTTAGTAATCTTTTCATGGTCAAGTTTAACTTGTGTCCTGACTGAACCATAATTTGTCAAATCTCCTCCTGGCTTTTCCAGCGCCATTGCTAATCTTTTTTTATCAGCCATATTATAACGCCTTTTAATTTCAACGCCAGTCAAAATTCTACGCTTAAACCAATACTGTTTGCTTTCTCTGTCAACATTGTGCCAATCATACCAAAGAGAATAATTATCTACCCATTCAACATAAGGAGCATCATAAAAAACCTGTTCCTTTTCTTTCCAAACATATTTCTTTTTAGACAAATCTTTGGTTTGTAAAAATTTATGGGTTCTAACATCTTTCTTCCAACTAACCTGCAAAAAAGCTGTTCCATAAATTAATGATGAACTAGATACTAATTCTGCGGTCTTATCACCTTCAGCTATTTCCCACGTAAAGTCACCCAACGATTGAATCCTAGTAGCTTTCGGCTGGTCATCTTTATTCCTACCCTGAACTGAAAAATCTGGACGAGCATCTAAAATTCTAGGCTTTAAAGTTTCTATCACGCCTTGAATATATGGCACGGCAATATTAGCTTGCCATGGATCTATTTCTTTTGCCCTATCAGTATTATCAGCAATATAGAGTTTATAAGAACGATCAAGACGAGGTTTAGTAATCGCAACAAAATAATTCCTTGCATCATCAACCTGCAAATTAAATTTTTTCATCATGTTTACTTCTTTATTACCATACATTCCTGATGTATAAGTTTCAGCTGCCATATATTTTATTTATTTATTTTTATTAATAAGCAAAACTTTTAGGCATATAATTTTCATAATCTAACTGTTCTAACTTTCCACCATACATTATCTTGAATCCTTGGAATCCAATAGCCGCGCCCATAATCGTATCATCATGAAATCCTGGCTGTGGCTTCATATTATTATTATCATCATAAATGAATACTGACATTTCATCCAACAAAATCTTACTATGAATTATCAATCCATCATCTCGCAATACTTGAGCATAATCATCAATTAAATTCTGTTTGTTAGCTCCTGTTGTCCGCCATCCTAATTTATCAGTATAACTGGAACTAATTGATTCAACTTTAGTAGGACGAAAATACATTGACGGATATACCAATTTCTTCAAAGTAAGTATAACAGTCAGTCCGCACGAATTATGTTCAACCACCATCAAAGCATTATTAAATCTTCGTCCCCACTTATCCAATAACTCACCAAATCTATCTGTCGCAATCTGATCGCGATACATGGCAGCTTGATTCCCTGTTTTTCTATTCCACACAATAGCAGTTGAATAATCTCCACCTTCTACGCCTTCTGCTGAATCGCATCCAAATATATATAAGCCATTTTTATCTATTGGTTCATAAAATATAAATCCATCTTCTTCATAAACTATAAATTCAGTACCATCATCTAATTTAACTTTATCACCAACTTCCAAAACATTTTTTCTCTGTTTTTTAATTACATTTTGGTCAAAAACTGAACGTCCAGAAGCAAGAAATTCCATTTCGTATTCTTGAGCAAAAATTTGAGGATTATTAATTTCATTTTTAATCTGATTTATTTCTTCTTTGCTCTGACCAGTTATCATCACTTTACCATTCCTTCTAATAACTATAGTTCCATTATCATTAGTAGGACACCAAACTTTTCCATTATATCTTTTATTTTTTATAGAAAATTTTCGCGCCGTTTCAGCATTTTTAATCTTAACAATATAACATTTATCCTCACTTTTATTTTGCTTTATTCTAGATGTATTTCCTATTAAAGTAGTTAATATCTGAAAATTATTAGAAACATCTTTATCTTTTTGCACAAAACTTCCCCCACCACCGTCATTCCAACCATCTCCTTCTATCATTGTTTTTTGTAATAGAACCATTTGACCATAAGTCAAACTTAAAATAAATTTTAAAGGTAATTCTTTACTTTTTGATAAAACTTTTCTAATATTTTTTGTTGATTGTGAATGTATCCTAATCTCGCCAGAATTTCTATTTTTCCTTATGTATCTTGTATATTTTAATCCTAATATTTTACACAAATTTTCTATTCTATCTAAATTTTTACCAACATTCTGATATATATATATTAAATATCTTTCATAACTTGCTTCTGTTATAACCCAACCAATTAATTCAACAAATTCATCAGTATACTTTTTTACCTTATTTTTATGCCAACCCATTGTAGAAACTGGTATCACATCATTAGTATTAAATTCACTAGCCATTTTTAACATCCAATTATCTTTCCAGTCCTTACTACCATTATAACTATGATAACGTTGATAAATACATTTATGATTCGGAGTCACTAACATGTCTAAATTATGACTTTCAAAATGCGCCATATTACCTTCATAATCATATTCAAATTTATCTGTTGCCTTTTTAATTTCTAATTTTTTTGTTTTCAAATTAACAGTAAAATGTTTATCGCCAATATTAAAATCTTTTCTATTTTTCCAACCTTTTACAGTTAAAATTTCTGTTTCATCATCTAAACAATATCCCCACCACCAACCATATTTTTTCTTTACCCATTCATTATCAGTCATCCACATTCGATGGTATAGATTACCTTGTCCTTTCGGTGAACTTTCAATTACAAACTTACCATTTAAAGGAACAGCAGGAAATAACGAAGCCATCTTTTCTTCTGCTTTTTCAATTTTTGGAAGTTCAGTCAACAAGCAATTATTCAAAGTATATCCACTACCAACATTCTCTGATGAAGGTAAAATCATTATCTTAGAATCCGTCTTTGGAAAACTAATTTCATATTTAGAATTATATCTAATAGTTGGCCTTATAGACGGCGGAGTAGTTCTATAAAATGTTTTTACCTTATCTAATAATTCAGAAACCAAATCACTATTATAACCAATCAAAGCAGTGGTGGTTCCAGGATTCATAATTGTACTATGATAGAAGTAGCCAGTGATTGCCGTAGAATTATGAGAAACAAATCCATTTGCTATATATGTACCTTCTGATGTTTGCAAATCTATCATTCTTTGTCTTGGAAGTAATTCAATACTACTTACTTTTAACCAACCATTATTTGGATATTTCTTATCCTCCCACCAATGTCTATCAATAAATCTTGATGGTCGTACTTTACCAATTAAATAAAACAATTCATCCATTTTATTAAGAACAAGTTTATTTACTGGTTTACTTCCATATTTACTACTAGTACCAGATAACCTTTTATCAACCTCTACTCTATATGAATAATTATTATCTCCAAAATATTTTAAGATTCTATCCCATACATAACCATCAATTTGACTAATTGTTAATTCTGTTCCAGCATTTTTCTTTGTTCTAAGACATCCTTCTCCATCTATTATTCCACTAATCCATCCATCTTCATAATTATTATTATCATCCCATATTTTAGTTATATATCTTATTTCATCATTAATTCTAATATCTTTTGCCTTTCTCCATTGAGTATGAACAGCACCTCTTACCTTACATAACATTCTATGACTTGGTGTTAATATCAAATCTCTACCATCATCCATTTTTAATTTAATCGAATATTCATAAACCTCTGATTTACCTTCAATAATAGCAGTTCTCATTTTTCTTGATGAACCTCTACCACCATTAACACTTTCATCACTAGCAATTATTTTATTACCAACTTTTAAATCAACTATTTTTTTCCACCTAAGTTCACTAGTTAATATTTTTGTATATGGATGAAAACAAAATCCAATTTGGCGAGCCTTGCAGATCATCACACGATTATGATTCTTAATTGTATTGAATATATCTTTTTGAGCTTCATTTAAAATGAACGGACGAAGTCCACCCTTCTTGGTTTTTATTTTACAAAAATTTTCTAAATATTTTTTAGGATCTTTTAAATTCTCAAATAACTTTTTTTCATCATATTTATTATTCATATAATTCTTTACCAATTTTTTCTTCTTCTTCCTGTTTCTTTTTCTCTTCTTCTGGCATTTCAGGTTCTATTACTTCATAATCAGCTACTTTAATATTTTTTGGTTCTGGCAATCCTTTTTTTTCATTTTCATCTATCGTCTGAATTAATATATCTTCCCAACCCTTTGCTTTATCATCTGAACTTTCTTCATACCTATCAAGACCAAGAGATTTCATCAAAGTCTGCCAAGCTTGCAATTTAATGGCTGGAGAAGCATTATCAGCAACATCCTTAATACCAGCCACAATCGTATCCAAGTCAATTCCAGCAGCCACCAACGCCTCATGATATTCCCTTCTAATAGCCAATTTATCTAAAGTGCGATAAACATCAGCAACCCTCTTAACCCCAATCATTTTTTTTAATTCATTTGGATCAGTCGTTATCTGTAATGCTTTTAAAAGAAGATTTTGTTGAAATTTATTATCACGATAATAATTATAGTGACCCTTTAAAAATGTTACAGGCTTTAATTTTTTTTGTTCTTTCATATTATTTTTTTCTTTTATATCCTTTAACTTTTATAAACATCAAATCAAGATAAAAAAGAAAAGTAACATAATATTCCTCTAAACCAACTTCATCATTATGGCACTTAACATAATTGATTACAAAATCAACAAATTTTATATAACTCATTCTTTTCTTTTCACCATGTTCTAAAAGTTCTAATCTCTCTGGCATCTGATAAACCAAAATCAAACACTCAAAATTCATATATTTATAAGGATATTTAAATTTTTCTTTGAATGGATTCTTTTTATCAAAATCTGGAAAAAAATCATCAAAGTAAGAAACGATAAAATATTTTATTCCATTTAGAATCTTACTTTCAAATCCAACATATGTACGTAAAAATATTCCATAAGAATAATCTAAAAATCTTCCATTATTATTATATTTATTTTTACAATATTCATAATAGCAAAATCTTTTTCCAAGCCATACTATTTTAATCAAATCATCAAAAAAGTTCTTTTCAAGTTTTTTAAAAGTTTTTTTAAATAACTTTAAATATTCATCTATTGGAATTCCATTGTCAGTTGTTATGTGTTTAAATTTACATTTTTTTAAAACATTCTTAGAAGTATAAACATCTTCATACTCCTTTTTATACAATTTCATAATTTATATTATATATTTTATCTAATTGGAAATTGCAGTGGCGGTTCAGCTTCCAATGGCGCGCCACCAAGCTGTGGAGCAGGCGATAAATTAGCAGGAACAGGAGTCGCTAAAGGAGTTTCCCCTTTTGGTTGCATAACATCATTAATTAAATTGCCATATTTATTTCCCATTAATCCCTCTGAAGGAATAGATTGTTCCACAGGTTCTTCTCCAAATTCTTTTGTAGTCAAACCCTTAAAAGCGATTTCAAATAATTCAGCCATATCAGGATTCTGTTCCTGTAAACGCTGTATGAACTGACCAATAGAATTTATATCATTCAAGTCCACGCCAAAATCAGATAAAGTACCCATCAAAGATTTCAATATCTCTTGTCTAGTTTCTTCCAATTTATTCTCATTGATTATTTTCTTAGAATTCAACTGTCGCTTACGATTCTGTACATCCTCAAATCCTCTGTCTAAATCACTTTTTATCTCATTTAATGAGTTTGCTTCCTCATTTTGAACAACTTTTTCATTTTTTAGAGTTTTTTTAGCCATAAATTTAAAAAATTAAGTAAATTTTACCTCAAAAGTTAAAATATTAATTCAATTATAACACAAGTTCATCACTTTACAAAAAAAAATAGGCTATTAACCTATTTTCTAAAAAATATACTTTAAAAATTAATACCAAGCGATTATTTTTTTATTTACTTGCGAGGGGGTTCACAATACTCGTTTGGAAAAGATTTAGGTTCATTTACATAAGTTGGTCTCTTATTAAAATCTATTCCAATTTTATCTAATTCTTCACGCGTATTATAAAAAATCTCAAATACAGCTACAGTACCAGGTTCTCTTTTAAAACTGACTTGAGTTACTTCACTGCGTTTACTATCTCCCCATCCAGTTCCAACATCTTGTTTGATATCTTTATTACTTACTTCACAAAAACAATTTGAAACATTATCAGTAGTATAAGTAAATAATGTTTCATTACAATCAGCTACACATAATATTTTTTCATTATAAATATAAGGAGGTATATGTGGCAATGGAGTAGTTGGCGGATAATACGGAGTACCTTCTCGATCAAATCGATCAAAAGTATATTTATATTTAGTTTCAAGATGTTCATTCTCTTTTTCATAAAATATAGCTACTCCTATAACACCCTGATTTCTACCTTCGCCCTTCATTTCAGCGTATGAATCTTCAGTAAACGAAAAGTAAAATTCATTCACTTCTTTATCGCTTCGGCGCCATCCATCAATTGTAATTGAATTATATTTGTCTATGATATAACCAGTTGAATCATATGACGCTGTCTTGCCATTTAAAACAGAAAGACCGTCAACAGTAGGAACGGCCAATATGCGCCTGCTAGAATTATTCCTAATTCTAATGCTATATTTGGATATTTTTTTGCCTTCTATAAAAACTTTGCCATCCTTATGATATTCCTTAACTGGTTTGCCATTGACTAAAATTTCAACTTCGAAATTATTTTTAAGCATAAATTTATTCCTTCTAGGACTTCTAACGCAACTACATGCGATTTAAGCCATTTATGCTTGGCATTAATTTTTTAAAGTACAATTAAGTAGTTTTCTTTATTTTAAATACTTTGCGATCCTCATATTCAGCTTGTTTGCCAGGATTCCAAGCACTAATCGGTCTGATGTAACCTACAACTCTGCTATATACTTCACAATGCTGTCTTTCGCGCTTGGGTGTATCTTTTTTTTCCTTTTTATCAATACTCATATACTATTTATAAATTTTTAACAAATTCCTTAAGCTTTTGATCTGGCACATACTTAACAATTTTACAGGCAGGAGCAGTCTTAACTTCTTTAGTTACAATATGCCCATATCTCCTTTCTTTTTGTTCAAGTATCTTAAATCTCCCCCAATCAGGAAGAACCACTATGCCATGTTTCTTGAGTTCTCTGCCAATTACCCTGACCATGCCATAATAAATCTTTTGAACCTCTTCTAAACTGCTTATACCGCCTTCAATCGCTATCTTACTAAACAACGCATTCTTTTGTGAAGGGCTTAATCTATAAAGTTTTCTAGGCATAGTTTTTTTTGTCATATTAATTCTTCAGTCCCCAACACGAAGTTGGGAACAATTATACAATGGACATCCTCTTGCGAGGAACTAAAGAATTAATTAGTTGCTAAAGGTATATATTTTTAAATTACTCTCTAATAATTTTCTAAAATTAATACCAATTTTTTTACAATATCTATGAAACCTTAAATGAGCACAATTAAGTCTAAAATAATACAGATTACACTCTCTATTATCATTTGTAATTCCATTAATGTGATGTATAATCTCAGTTTTCTTTAGTTTTCTACCAAATATCTTTTCAACAACAAATCTATGTTCCATAATCATTTTATTCTTTCCAATATTGATGTAAATATATCCACCTCTTTTAATGATTCTACCACCTTTCCACATTGGATTATCTGCTCCAACCCTACTGTTTGATATATTTCTTTTACGCTCTTCAGTAAATATTTGACCAGTGGCTGCTATTCTTAATTTCTCTTTATGTGCGTCAGAAACTGGCACACCACTTTTAGTTATGCTTATTTTTCGTTTATGTTCCTCTGACATTATAAATCCTGGTTTTGGTCCTGGTTTCATAAAATTATAGTTTAATAACTAATTTCCAATTAGGTATTAACAGCTGGAGGATAATACTGAGCTGCGTCCTAACGGTCGCTTCTGATACTATCCTCTACCAATTTTTATTTGGAAATCTGTTTGGTTTCAGAAAACCAACTGTTAATAACCAATTATCTTTTAGCTTCTCCTATAAGTTTTATCAGTTTTTCTAAATCAGTAACTTTAGGAGGAAAAGCAGGTAAATCCTTGACTGTTAAACCATATTTAACCATCAGTTTTTGTAGTTTTTTGGTCATTTTAATCTTAATACTTTATGCCAGAAGAAACTAACTGTTCTATATTATTATCTTTACGACCATATATTTTATGGAATTCCATATGACATTTTTCACAAAGTGTAATTCCGTTATCTATAGCAAATCTTAATTCTTCAAATTGAGCAAAATTTTTAATATGATGAGGATGTAATTTACCGCCTTTAACTTTACATTTTTGACAAGCCCAATTATCACGAGCAAATACAGATTCTCTCCATAATCTAAATTCAATATTTCCTCTTATTATTTTATTTTCTAAAGTAATTCCACCTTGCCAAAAATGACTTTTTTCTCCCATTTGTGTTTTACTTATTTTTCTTTTTGTTTCTTCTGAATGTTTAAACCCTAAAGTAGGTTTTTGTCCTTTTCTTGCTTTTCTTAATTTTTGTTTAGTTTTTTCTGATACTATTTTATTTTTACCCCATTTACCAAATCCTTTATTTTTAGCAATTTTACTCATTTTCTGTCTCGTTTCTTCACTTCTTTTTTGTCCTTTATTAGCTTGAGCAATTTTTCTTTTATGTTCTTCTGATTGTTTTTTACCTTTATGTGAATTACTTATTTTTATTTTAGTTTCTTCTGAAACTTTAAATCCTATTAATCTTCCCATATAATTTTAATTTCAAGATAATTTAAGAATACGATGCCAGAATTTGCTCCAGCCAGATACTTTTACATCATCAACTGACATATAGAAATCAGCTATCATCTCAAAGATTTCTTCTTCTGTTTCTCCATCAGTTATCCCTAATTTTTTTTCATCCTTAAAACATTTGGCAAAATATATGTCAGCTTTTTTCCAAATTTTAAACTTATAATTGCCTTCTATCATATTTCACTCTATCATAATTCACTAAAATATTAGGAGGTAGGATTCACTCGCTAAAGGCTAACCTACAACTTTCGGTGGGTTACTACTGGCATATAATTAAAGTAATCTTAATGTCATGCACCTACTCGTGCCATGCTGACAGTGGTTCAGACATTTGTCCATCACCGCTATGGGTTATCCCCATAGTTTTACTTTTGCACGCACCTTATCGCATAACCAACGATTGCTTTTCGCTCCCTCAAGGAAGTTACTAAGGGTTGTTTAGTCATATCTCCTAACATTTTAATGAACTATATAATCTAAATAATTCTCTATAAAACAGCGTCAAATAATTAATTATTTATTCGCAATCCTTAAAATAATCTGGTGGTGTTGGTGTTTGTTCTACTATATCTCCCTTTGGATTTCCAAAAAAGATTTCTCTTTTACAATCTACATCTGGACAATAATCTTTACCAAACTGCATTATCATATCCCATAAACTATAATTATAATAATGTTTGGCACTAAATGCTTCGTGTATTAAATCTTTGATACCTTTCCTTTGTTCTTTATCAGCAATAGAGGCATCTATAATCGTTAATACTTTACCAATATAATATCTTTGTATATCATATTGAATTTCTACAATTTTTCGTTTTAAAACGATAAATGGACTTAACTTTGACATAACTTAACTTCTCCTTAACTTGACACTGTTCTATAAAGAACTACTATAAACATTATATCCTATAGTTATTTAACTTGTCAACCCCCCCCCAAAATTTTAAAATTTTATTTTTTGGAATATGGGATTCCTATTACACTTACCACTTACTGGTTTAAGGAAGGGGATAGAGGGGATAGAAGGAGGGGTAGAAAGAAGATAGAAGGAGGGTAGAAGGAGGGGTAGTGGAGTAAAATACGCGGATGAGGTTCATATATAGTATTATACACGATTTCTTACCACCCAAAACGAACCACTCCCCCCCTTGCCATTCCATACCCCCGCCGTCCCCTGCTATGTTTTAGCTTATTTTAGCCATTATTCATCTTATACAATAAAATAGCATCTCTTAATGTATATTATAAGAGTATATGACTAATAACCTGCCTTGTATATACAATTAAAATAATCTTATATTTATATCTTGATGTAAAAATCTATGACAAACATTACAGACCACCATTAAATTATTTGAATTATTACCATTTTTTAATTTATTTATATGATGTATTCTTAATTTTGATAAGTCAAAAACACGATAACATCTCTGGCAAGTATAATGATAACAAGCAATAAAATCAACTCTTTTACTCTTTATCTCTTCTCTTAATACTCTTTACTCTTAAACTCTTCTGAATTTGACCATATAAAAAATTGTCCCTTATTGTATATCATATTAAAATTATAACATAAGTTTTAATTTTAGCTAAAAAGCAACGCCCAGAATTGCGATATAAACAATTCTATTGACGAAAGGGTATAAACTATCAACTCAATAATCAAAAACTCTTATATCTTAATTTTAGATTTAATTTAATTACTTTTAGCTAATTTTAGCTATTTTATTGATTTATTCATAAGTTATCCCCCGTTACACTATTGACTTATAGCTTCTTTTTTGATATAATGAAAGCAGTAATCAAGCCAAGAACCGATAAACCAACAGACAAGCGGACAATGGCTTAATTAAAATGACAAGACAAGCCACAAAATAACACGATTTAACCCCGTTTATTTTGTGGCTTGTCCGCTCCCGCCGTATTATATAATAAATTGATAAATGCTTTTTAACTCTGAAACTCTGTTTTTCTGCCCTTTGACAATCCAACCACTTTTTAGAAAGATAAAAGATTATGAATAATCTACCGAATACTATCACAAAAAATATAGAAAAAGCTAAAAATCATATAAAATTAAATTATAACCCAAAAAAATTATCAGACGAACAATATCAAGATATAGCTGATTATTTTAATACTCCTTACTGGTGGATAATTAAAAGAGAATTACAACATAATTAAACACTCTAATAACACAGGTGGCTGGATTATCAAAGGACGGAAACTCCGCCCATTTTTCTGCTTTTTGACAATTTATTCATTTTATAAAACATACCTTTTATGAAAAAATATTATGAAGTGCTTATCATAAAGACAAGCAAGGCCATAAACAACAAAAAAGAAAAATATCAAACATTTGATAAAAACACAAAAACTTTTAAAACTATCAAAGAAGTTAAGGAGTTTTTAAAAGAAAACTATAATCAATGTAAAAAAGCAAAAATCTACATTGACGACAAAGACAATCACTCGCAACACATTGGCTTTATCTATTGCTTCAAAAACTCTGATTATTCACACGCTCCCGTTGAAAACTGGTATCAACAGGACTGGATAACTGTTTATGAAATAAAATCAACTCCGATTATCATTAACTAATTTAATTAATTAAAATGGATAAATTATCAAAGGACGGGAACTCCGCCCCTTTCAATAATAATCATAAAACTATGTCAACAATAGAACAAAAAGCAAGACATACAAAAAATTGTATTCTCTGCGGAAAAGAAAAATCACCATTAGCTATTATCTGTTGGAAATGTTTTAAAAATGGCAAAGACCCGCTAAAATATTCTCCATTATCAACTGAAAAATGGCTCAAAAAAAATCTTACAATTTAATAAATAACATATAAAACTATGTTCTCACGCCAACACTACGAAGCAATAGCCAACATTTTAGGCGAACAGCTCCAAGAGGCCACGCCTGAACAGGTTGACGCTATTACTAATATCACTAATAAACTTATCAAATATTTTGAAACAGACAATCAAAACTTTTACGCTGATAAGTTTAGAAAAGCAATTATTAAAAAAAACACTAATAACTAATACTTGATAATTTTATTTATTGACTTGACCGCTTTTCTTATAAATTGCGGTTAAGCTAATAAATAATACAATAAAATGGATATTGTATATTTTGAACATAACGATTATGGCAAAATGTCAACGCCATTAAGTAATTGGATTTATAAAATGTTTGAAGCGACAATAAAAAGCGGAGAGGATATGGACGAAACAAAAATAGTAAATAGAATTGACTGTTATAACTCTTATATTGAAACTGAATAATTATTTATTGACTTGACCGCTTTTCTTATAAATTGCGGTTAAGCTAATAAATAATAACCATTATGAAACTATATCACCACAAAACTGACGGCGGGGCGGAGTATTTAACAAACACTTATAAAAAATGGGAATACAACGGCAAAAATGGCAAAGAGGGAGTTTTAAACGACAAGACAAAATATGTCGTCCGAATAGACGGGAATATTGAAAAAGACGCCGAGTTGACAATAGTATAATTTATTTATTGACTTGACCGCTTTTCTTATAAATTGCGGTTAAGCTAATAAATAACAAAAAAACAACACTCACGAAGTTTAGCCAAAAAACAACGCCCAAAACTCGCCTTTAACGCCTTAAAAATTAAAAAACATACTAACTATCCACTATGTATAACACTAAAACCCTAAAAGCGGTGAACCGCTATTTTGGCACAAGAAAAGAAAACAGAATAACAATGGACGAACTAAAAAAAATGGACTTTGAAACAGTTAAACAAGCAAGTAAAATGGCGACAAGATAATACATTTTATTATTTGCTGACTTGATCGCTTCTCTCTTATAGCGGTTAAGCTAATAAATAATCAAAAAGACAATGAACCTCAAAAAAACCTTTTTTGGACTATGGCAAGATAAACTCTTATCCGCTGACAACTGTCAAAAAAATAGTTTTTGGCAAAAGATAAGAGAATACATTGCCATTGCTGACTTGATTTAATTTGTTTATTGACTTAACTGCTTTTTTAGCGGTTAAGCTAATAAATAAAAGTTCGTTGACAATTTACAATAATGTTATCCCGTAAAAACTCCTCGCAAGGACTGAAAGGATTAAAACTATGGACATAATAAATGTAAAAGACATATTGTCAAAATCTTTTACCACAACTAAAAAAGGCGAGGACACCATAACTATTTTTGATGATAATATGCCCACCGAGTTAAAAGATTTATTTTTTAAAAATGATTTTGAAATAGATAACTTCTATTATGATAACTCTGATTATGCTTTTGATTTAATGAATGACGCCATAACAGACGCTAAAAGTATTAATGAAGCAATTAAAATCATAGAAGATTTTGACTCAATAACTGACGAACTGGAAGCCGATCCCTACACTTCTCAACTTACAAACTGGTTAAATTCTAATAATATAAATGTTGATTATATTACACAAGCATTACAAGAGTTTGGCGAATTTAAAAACGGCTTTGATTTACTTGCTATGGCTCAATATATTGCCAAGTGTGAGGTATATAATTTAGCAAAAGATGTATTTTTAAAATACTTAACTAATAATAAATAACTCCTTATGAGGAGTTTTGACGGGATAACAGGAACTTCTTAATCACTTCGCAAGGAATGAAAGGATAAAAAATCTATGTTTTACTATTTTTATGATAACAAAACTAAACTAATCAATGACCAAGAGCATTTTATTATTTATCGTGTTTTGATGAATGATAAAATAAGCATTGATGAAGCAGAACGAAAGGCAAGAACAATAGCCAAAGAAAGAAAAAGTAAACTGGCTGGTGGTATGTTTAGCGATAATTATAAGCCCTATAATCTTAAAACTAATTATAAAATTATAATAGTTCCAAAAGACACTAAAATCTCACCCTTAACAAAAAAAGATAAGTTTATAATCAATTTAATAGAATACGAAAACAATTTAGAATATGAAATATTTTAATTCATAACGCCTTGCGGGGCGATTAAGGAACTCCTAAAAATTTATATAAGGAAATAGAGGAGTTTTGACGGGATAACAACAGGAACTTCTTAATCACTCCGCAAGGATTGAAAGGATTAAACAAATGAATTTATTAGGACTTAAACTATACAAACAAGAACATAAATATAGAAAAAGTCAAAAACTTTTGAATATTTGCGAAAAAAAATTTAAAACCTTTGCCGACTTTGAAAATTTTATCACCACAAAAGAAAAATTACCCGATAGTATGGCAATTTATGACATACCCTTTACAATGGAAGAATATGATATGTCTGGCGAAACTGTTATCTATAAAAACAAAAAACTAATGCTTGATATTATTGTTGAACATTTTAACCGATATGCTAATATGGCTAACATTAAAAATATAACAATGGAAGAGGGATTTAGTTTTAGAGAGGATATATCATATATCCAATAACTAATAACACCTTGCGGGGCGATTAAGGAACTCCTAAAAACTTTTATATGGGAAACGAAAAATACCACAAATTCACGCCACAACAAGACGGACGGCGGAAAATAATGCCCGAACAGCACAAGGAAGTGAGGGCAAAATACAAGGAATTAAAAAGCCAACGGCAAACAGCCGAATTTTTTGGCGTGTCCCGCCGACTGATTATCTTCATTTTATATCCCGAACGCCTAAAAGCATTACAAGAACATAATCGCAAAACCAAGCATTGGAAAAAATATTATAACCGAGAACAGCTAACCAAAGCTACAAGAAATTGGAGGGCAAAAAAGAAAAAACTGGGATTAAGAATAGACACCCGCAAAACATTTTACTGTATAAAATGTAAAAAGATGTTGCCGAGATATGGCCTGTATTGCCCGATCCACAGAAAAGAGGCCATAAAAAAAAGCCAACAAAAATACAAAAATAAAATACTGGTGGCATAAGATAACACGCCTTAAAGACAAGTTATCTCTATAAAGCCGACACAGGCAGGAGTAAAAAACGCCAGTATCCTTTCTATCCTTTCAATAAGCATTTTGTTTATTGACGGAAACGCATAAATACCCACGCACTACGCAAGGGAATTTATGCTAACCGCTAATAAATAAAAAACAATATGGAAACTCTAAACGAAAAACTTATAAAACATTACCATTGTTTTAATACTGAACGATTTTTTTTAGATGAACACAACGAAGAAGAGGGATTTTTGTCTATTGTATCAAGCAGTATAGAAGATCCTTGCCCGATAAAACTATGTAGAGGAATTGCTAAATTCTGTAAAAAGAATATAAACTACGAAAAATATCCTTTTATTTATGTAGGGGCATGGGTTTTTGAAACAGATAAATTATAATTGCTTATCATAACTTATCCACACTATACACTATTGACAAATTATTTTAAATATGATACAATGGATATATAATCAATAATCACAAAAATATGGAAACTTTACACCTTTGTTTTTATGAATTATCAGATAAAACACAGAAAGAATTAAAAGAACATATAATCAATTACTGGGCAAGTGTTAGAAAAAATAATACTAACACGCCAATAAATAAACACTCAAAACAATTAGGAATTGATAAACTTTTTAATCTTAACAACGCTGGAATTGATATTGATATATTCCCTTATATGACTTACTAATTTATAAAACTATGAAGAAATACTTAAAAATAAAAGAGGCCAGTCAATATCTCAATATCCACCCCGACACCTTGCGGAATTGGGAACGAAAGGGACTTATCACTCCTCAACGCTTTGGCTCACGCAAGGATCGGATTTACTCAACCGAAGAACTTGATAAATTATTTAATAAACAAACTAACCAATAAATTTATGACAAAAAAAGAACTTATAAAAGAAGTAGAAAAAACAATTAGAAATAAAATAAAAGATAAATCTAATCTTATTTTTTCAGAAATTTTTGATATTTTAGCTGATGCTGAAATAGAAGAACCAGCTAAAAAACTCTCTTTGTTATGTGAATTAGAATATGCTCTAACTATGATTGAAGAAGGACACGAAGCAGAAGATTTTAGTCATTTAACTAACTAACCAATAAAATTATGAACAAAATATTAAAAGACATTTACACAGCCATTGAACTTGGAATTGAATTTGGTTGGCACACAGCAAATACAAGCAACCCAAACCAGTCAAGAGCAGAAGAAAGACACGAAATTATGAATAAGGTTGTTGAAGCGGTTGAGAATTGTCCCGAAAATGACATTGACGAGTATGTAGCAAATTTAATAAATAACCAATAACTATATGTCAGGACACTCTTACGGCACTATTTGCCCAAACTGCGGGGAAGAATTAAACGCTTACTCCGACCACAAGCCCTTTGATACTGTTAGCGGTGAATGTATGTATTGTGGATTTTGCTACTACACTAAAAGCGATCAGATGAGTTTGGAAGAAATGAACGAATTGAGAGAAGATTATAATAATAATACTTGTTTTGATGATACTAAACTAAAACCGCTTAAAAAATTGCCTAAAATAAATAAGGAACTAATTTATTAACCAATAAATATATATGAAAAAATTTAAAATCAAAATAAAAGACGAAAGTGAATTTATAACAGCAGAAAATGAGCAAGAAGCGAATGAGATATTTTGGCGAGATAATATGTATCCTAACACCGATATGGAAAATTATCTTGATAGTATAACCGAAATAGAAGAATTTGATGATAGAAAATGTCATCTATGTGGTGAACCAACAAAAGATAAATACTGTCAAAATGATGATTGTGCTGAATTTGTTAAAGATGAAATGGACGACTTTACAAGAGTATTTTTTGCTGTAACACACGAAGAAAACAACACAGAAATATTTGAATTTATGGAAGAAGCAAATAAATTCGCAGAAGAAACTGACGGACAAGTTTGTGTTGCCGAAGTCCGAAATGCTTACCGTGAAAAAGATAATAGTTGGAACTACGAAGATTTGAATAATACATTTAATTTCATACAATAACTAACCAACAAACATATGGACAAAACAGCCCTAATTAAAGAAATTAAGGCCGAAATGAAAGAAATATGGCCTAATATTGAACATATTTATAGTGGTTATACCGAGATATTCCGTTTAAATAGCGAAGAAGCGTATGATTTAGGTTGTTATAAAATATTGGAAAAAATATTAAAAAGATTAACTAACTAACCAAACATATGGAAGAAAAAAATAAATGTCAAAAATGTGGGTGGTTTGGTAGTGATGAAGAAACTAAAAAATGCCAAAAATGTGGCTCAAAACAATTAGTATTAGTTCCTGCCTGTCAATACTGCGACAAACCAGCAACTCGCAATATCCAAGAAGTAATGATTGAATGGTCAATAAATAAAAAAGGTAAATATGGAAAAAATCATACTATTTTAGAAACTGGAATGAATGATGATTATAATTATCACTTATGCGATAATTGCGAACCAAAATGGTAATTTTAACTAACTAACCAAACATATGGAAGATATAGGAATATCAGAAAATCATTATAAGCCCGATTGTAGAAAAGGATAGGGATATTTTAAATGTGCCAAATGTGGCGAAAAATACTTTGATTGTTTTTGTGCCACTGACGACATATCAATCTGTCGGTGGTGTAGCGGGAAAGAAGATTAACCAACTAACAAATATATGATAAAACTTTTAATAATTCCAATTTTAATTTTCTGTGCTTGGATATTTATTGTTTGGTTTATTTTTAGTGGCATTAATAGAACTATTGATACCGCAGTTGAAGAACACGGTTCATTGTCAAAGGGTATTGGTGTTGAAATTGGAGAAATGATAAATAATTTTAAAGATGGATATAATAAATCTGAAATAATAAAATAACTAACCAACAAAACTATGAAAAAAGAAACAAAAAAAGAAACAAAAAATGTAATAGTCAATGTCAATTTAGAAATAAAAACTCCTCATACCACAGAGGAGGAAGCCAAAATATATGCCGAGAATTATGAACTACCCAGCGAATATGTTGAAGATAGTTTTGAAATAGTGAAAGTAATCAATAATAACTAACTAACCAAACATATGATTAAAACAATAACCACAACAAAAGAATTAACTGGCATAACTAAATACTTTCATATTTATTTTGAACTGGAAGACAGCAGAGAAATTGAGGCCACTCTTATTAAAAATTACGATCCTAACAATGACACACAAAATTATATTTTAGAAATTATAGAAACTCCTATATCAGCAGATTTAACCGACAAAGAAAGAGAGGAATTAGAAGAATTAGCTATTGAAGCTGACGCAGAATAACCATTTTAAGGTTGTTAGAAGCCGATTTAAGCGATTTAAACCCCAAAAAGGTAAAATACTAAAACTAACCATAAAACTATGAAAACACTAATTGGGTATTGTGGAGTTGATAGCGGACAAATTATGATAACTGATCCGTGCTATCTATCCACTTGGAAAGACAATGAACCATTTGGCATAAAAGAAAAGGACGAAGACGGCAATTTCTCTTATCGTGGTGCTTGTGAATTAACCACTCACCCTACAAAAAAAGGAGGTCAATTTAAAAATAAAATTGGGGCAGAAATTGGAGTAGTATCTTCTTCTGGCTTTGGTGATGGTGTTTATCCTGTCTATGCTGAAATTGTTGAAATTGGAACTAAAAAACAAAGTGATAAAAGAGTTAAATCACTTACTATCAAATTTTTTGACTAACTAACCATAAACCTATGCCTAAATTCATCTTTAAAATCCACTATGAAACAGATCCGATTGAGAACGATGATACCAATAGTGCTTATCAAAATTTTTGGGATAATATTTTTCCAAAAGAAAAATTACTCTATGACTTTATTGACGAACACACTAAAGTTATACCAATCCCAAAGGAACTTGACTTACAAAAACTCGCCCAAGAATTAGCTGGTCTTGTGCTACAAAAGCAAACAGAAATATATGGCAAAGACATTGAAACTGCTATGGATGGAGATTGGACTGAAAAACTGGCAAGTCTTTTTTTGCTTAAATTAAATATAATTAATGGTAATATCTCACAGCGGAAATATGAAACCAAAATCAAAAAAGAAAATAAGAAACCCGCAAAATTCAATAACAAAAGAAAATTAAAACGAGATTGCGTTGTTTCCGTTGTTAATGGAGAAGACCTTGTTGGAATATATGTTAAAGACGATCCTCAAAACCTTTTATTAGAGTGTTCGCCCAAAAAAGCCGACAAGTTAATCAAACTCTTTAACAATAAATAAACAATGAAAAATAATACCAAAGACACCTTGATCATAATCGGTGGATTAAGCAGTTGGGTATTTGTTCTGTTTCTAATCCACAAACTCCTCCAATTTCTTAAACATTTTTAATTATAAAGTCAAATAAGCCAAAAAAAATCCCGCTCACTCTAAAAAAAGAGAAGCGGGATTTTAAGTTATACATACAACTATCATTTAAAAACCCCTGTCCGATACTGATAAAATCATTACGGCTAAATCAAGGGGGAAGGAGAAATATATCCTTTTCAATATTTTAGACGATTTTATCAAGATTTTGTTACACATAATAATAGAATTCACTATCCAATCAAAAGAGAGAAACCGAAGTTTCTCCCTTTAATTCCCTTATGATCTTTAAAAATTATCATAACTCTATTGAAAAAATAAATAGCCAAAGCCATATATCCCCAATGTCAACGCTTTAATAATATCTAAAAATTAAAGGAATAGTAATTAAAGCTAAAATAAAAATGAAATTTTTTACTTTTTTCTAATGCTTTCCAATCTTTTATTCTAATTTTAAATTACTACCTATATATTACCATAAGTAAATAAAAAAGAAAAAGAATAGGAAGTAAACAAAGAATAATAATCAATAAAGAACAAAATATCCACCACACAAGGTTGAGTGAAAAATCTGGCTTACTCTCTAAATTCCTTTTAATAGGATTTGGCTTTGGCGGTATTATTTCTGGCATTTGATTTTTCTAACTTTTTTATTTTTACCTTTTCTTTATGTAACTTTTTATTTCTATTTTTTAAATTCATTTAATAAACCTTTTAATTTAGATCAATTTATTTGTTATTTCTTTTACCTATTTTTTTCCATTCTTCCATCTTCCTTTGTGTATATTTTTTAGCATATTCAGCTCGTTCTTTACGATGGGTTTTATTATAGTAATTAGAATACGCACGATGCTTTTCGGGATGCTCTTTATACCATTTAGCGATAGCAACCTTACATTTTTCTTTGTTTTCTCTGTAATATTTTTTCGTTGTTCGTTGATGATATTCTTTTTGACACTCTGGATTGTGGCAACATATTCTTGAAGAATTTTCCTCGATTAAACTTTTACCACAAATACAGCAAAACATATCTTTCTTATGTTCTACACGCTTTTTAGTTTGAGTTTTTTTGTTAGCTTTAATCAAATTCTTTTTTCTTTTAATCAAAGCACATCCATCACAATAAATTCTTCTTCCACTTTGTGTTTTAATTTCTTTACCACAAACAATACAATTAATTAATGTGATTTTACGCTTTTTGTATGTCCTTTTCATTATCATCATTGTTATTATTAGAAGATAATTCTGGCCTTGAAAGTTTCTTATATTCATCCAATGATTGGACTATATCTTCTTCTTTAAAAGATTTTCGATAAACATAATGATCTAATCTATCTATTTCATCTTCATCCTTATACAATTTGGTAACACAAACAAAACAACCTTTTGAAGTAACGGCTTCGGCAATCTTTTGATCTAACTCCACTAATCCTACATCTAATGCTTTTATTGTTTCAAGCTGTTTTTTCAATTTTTCATCAGGATTTAAAAAATCAACTTCTTTTTCTTTCTTTCTCCTAAAAAATTTTGTAAAAATCATAGATTTTATTTTAAATTATTTATTTTCTTTTTCTGCCCTTTTTAAAAATAAAGGGAATAGTTTTTTTATATAATAATTTTCTTTGAACATTATAAATTTTTATTACTACTTTCTCGTTTATAATAATACGATCAAACATTAAATTTTGAAAATCTTTAGGCAAATCGCATCTTAAAAGAGTTGAATATTCATCAAGTTGTTCGTTTGTAATTTCATCAAAATTGTTCATATTTTTTTATTATTTCTATAATCTCATTCCTTTTTTGATTGTAGCCATCAGCACAATCATCTCCAGGACAACAACTACCATTTTCATCAATTTCATCAATTATATCCCAACCATCTGCTTCAGTTGCTTCCTCCCCAACAATCTCATCAAGCAACTTTTTAAATTCTTTCTTTTGGGTTTCAAACTCTTCCAATATTTTTTTTAATACAGGAGTTATTGCCCAGCCATTTCTGATATTCATCAGACATTGTTTTAGTTCTTTTTTGGTCATTTTTTAATTGGTTTTAATTTTTTACCACAATGGGGACAAAAAACTCCATATTTCTTTTTTGTATTTTCTTTCTCAGTTTCATATTTATTAATAATATTATTTAATTCATCTTGATCTAATATTCTTTTTAATATTGACATTGATAACGCTTGTTTTTCCATACTCATTATTTATTATTTAGAATTAAGTTTCAAATAAAAATTAGCTACTGAAATTTTTATGGTTTTACCTTTAGCTTCTAATGGTTTACTTTGAACTCCATAAATTCCAGA